ATGTATAACCTAAGGAGTGTGTTATGAAAAAGTTAATTTTATCAGTATTGATGTTAGCAGTTGCTGGAACAGCCAGCGCACAATGGCATCATCACAGAGATGGCCCAACTGTTGTCTACAGAGATAACAATTGGGTAGCACCTTTAATACTTGGCGGTATTGCAGGTGTCATAATCGCTAGAGAATCACAGCCTGTTGTTGTACAACAACCTCCTGTATACATACAACAGCAACCAGTAATTGTACAACGCCAGACTGTTTGTACAGAATGGAAAGAAATACAAAATTCCGATGGTCAGATCTATCGTGAAAGAACCTGTACACAATAATGGCATACTCAGACAAATTAATTGATCATTACGAAAATCCTCGCAATGTAGGGTCGTTTGATAAGAATGACCCTACAGTTGGTACTGGGATGGTAGGTGCCCCTGCTTGTGGCGATGTAATGAAATTGCAAATAAAGGTAGATGACAATGGTATTATTAGAGATGCTCGTTTCAAGACATATGGATGCGGATCAGCAATCGCCAGTTCGAGCCTGGTTACAGAGTGGGTTAAGGGTATGCATATTGATGATGCTAGTAACCTTAAAAACTCCCAAATTGCCGAAGAGTTAGCATTACCTCCAGTGAAGATACATTGTTCAATCCTAGCAGAAGATGCTATCAAAGCAGCCGTAAATGATTACCGTAACCGATACAGCAAGTAAGCGTATTAAACAAACTTTAGAGCGCCGTGGCAAAGGTGTTGGTATTCGCATAGGTGTTAAAACTACAGGTTGTAGTGGCTTGGCCTATGTATTGGAATATGTTGACAAATATGAAGCCGAAGTGGGTGTGACCAACTTTGCTCAAAAAGACTTTGTATTGTTAGTGGATGCCAAAAGTCTTGTGTATCTAAATGGTTTAACAATGGATTGGGTCCGCAATGGACTCAATGAGGGATTTGATTTCATTAATCCAAACGAAAAAGATCGTTGCGGCTGCGGCGAAAGTTTTAGAATTTAATTTTTATTCTGTTATATACTGGTAAGATAAGTATGTAGATAACGGAGATTAATGATGTCTAAACGAATTTTGATTATGGGTCTTCCCGGTTCGGGAAAAACAACATTGGCACAGTGGGTAGTGGAATTCCTACAAAAAGAACGTAAAACAGTTGGTTGGTTAAATGCTGACGATGTGCGTAAAAAATACAACGATTGGGATTTTAGTGAATCTGGACGCATACGTCAAAGTATTCGTATGCGAGAACTAGCAGATGCGATGTCCAACATAGACTATGTTATCTGTGACTTTGTTGCACCCTTGGTGGAACAGCGTAACAACTTCAAAGCAGATTGGACCATATGGGTAGACACTATTCGTGAAGGCAGATATGCTGATACAAACAAGGCATTTGTTGAACCTGAACAATACGATTTTAGGATCAATGAACAAAATGCTGAAAAGTGGGGAGAGTTTGTTGCCGCACATATAATAGACAATCGCAGACGCCCCACATTTGATTGGAAGAAAGAAACTGTACAGATGCTGGGACGTTGGCAACCTTGGCACGATGGTCATCGTGCGCTGTTTGAAAGACTATTAGCCAAGACGGGACAAGTTGTGATCCAAGTTCGCGATGTACAGGGGTGGCAAGGCAGTAATCCATTTGAAATAGAAAAAGTTACCCAATTTATTCGTAGAGATCTTGACCCGTTGTATCAAGGACAGTATACTATACAAGTAGTTCCTAATATTGTACATATTGGTTGGGGTCGTGGTGTGGGATACACTTCGGGTGAAGAAACTTTTGACAATGCAGTTACCGATATTAGTGCTACCAAGATTAGAAAAAGTTTGGGAATTTAAATGGAATTTTTAGCACATTACGGTCCGTGGCTGTTATTGGGCACACTGTACGGATTTATATTTGGCATCATACCGGTGGCCGGTGCAACCACGGCACTACTGACCATTTACGGATTCATCAGTTACTTTAAGGGAGACCCTTACAGTCTAGTAGTATTCACAACCAGTATTGTGGTTGCATCCAGTGTGGGCGATTTGTTTGCCAGTGTGGTGCTTAATATTCCTGGAGGTGGTGGTAGTGCGGCAACCATGATTGACGGCTACCCTATGGCACGTCGCGGTGAAGCCGCAAGAGCCATGAGTGCCAGTGTGTTTTCCGCAGTAGCACAAGGTACATTTTGGGGCATACTGGTCATATTATTTTTGCCTTATTATGCAAACATTGTGTTGGCATTTGGTATTCCTGAACTGTTATCATTTTTAATATTAGCCGTTGCCTGCATATGTTTTTTAAACAGCAAGCTCTGGGTACGCAGTTTACTGGGACTGGCTCTGGGTGCATTTGTTGGACTAATTGGCACTGACCCCATTACCGCACATCAACGATTTACTGGCGGTTGGTTTTATCTAGCAGATGGCATACAGTTTGCACCTGCTATGGCTGGCCTGTTAGCACTACCAGAATTGTTAACTGTAATTTGGCATAAGACTGAGTATCTTAAATCTGTTAACGATAATTGGTATCAAATCAAACAGGGTTGGCAAGACTTCTGGGTCAACAAATGGATAAGTTTTAGGAGCGGAGTCATAGGTGGAGTCGTTGGACTGTTGCCAGGTATTGGCGGCCCCATGGTGGAATGGATCAGTTATGGACAAACCGTGGCCACAAACAAAAATGAAACTGTGCCTTTTGGTGAAGGCAATGTTAAAGGTGTTATTGGTCCCGAAGGTGCTAACCTAGCACAGAAGGCCACTGCCTATGTGCCCACAGTGCTGTTTGGTGTGCCTGCCGCACCGTTTGAAGTTGTGATTATGAGCTTGCTGGCCTATGTGGGCATGGATTTGGGAAGTAGGCGACTATTGACGGATGAGTTGTTCTTTCACACATTGAGTTTTGGTTTCTTGGCTGGCATGTTTTTAACATTCTTTATCAGTATATGGTTCATCAAATACGCTACACTGATAACTCGTGTGCCCATTAAGTATTGGGTCATACCCATCATTGCGTTAGTCACATGGTCCTGTACACAATATACGGGCGGCTGGGAAGACTACGCTATCCTAATTTTAGCCACCGCAGTTGGATTCTTACTTAAATATTTTAGAATCAGCAGAATCAGTTTTATTATTGGATTTGTACTAAGTCTAAAGATGGAGGCAATGTTACTACAGTTTAGTTCATTGTATCATGTGGCAGACTTGTTGCATCGTCCAATAGCATTGACACTGCTATCTATTTCAGCGGCAATTATGCTGTACGGAGTGGTCTTTAATAGAACCACAATCAATTATCATTAAAAAGGAAATCATGAAAAAGTTATTTGCAACGTTATTATTAGCAGTATGTGGATTAGCACAAGCTGACATGTCTGTAGTTGTCCCCGCACCCGGCGGCTGGTGGACAGTGGTTATTCCAGAACTACAAAAACATTTGGGTGAAAAGATTGTGCCAGAGATTATACAAGGCGCTCGTGACATTCCGTCCGGCAACAAATGGGAAGAAAAGTTCAAGTATGACAATAATGCCATGTGGTTTAGCCACGGCGGCAACGCTGAGTCTTGGTTAATTGACCCAGCAACAAAATACAACTACAAAGACTACGAGCCAATCTTTGCTCAAAATCAAACTATTGTAGTTGGCTACAATAAAAATATTGATCCGTTCAAGGACGAGATTAAGTTTGGTGCAGGTAGTGGTATGAACCCAGATGCCATGGCCATTACCATTATGGTATGTGGCGAACTGCCCAGTATGAAAGCATATTTGGAGTGCTACAAAAAGCATGTGAACTATGTCAAAGGCATGAAGCCACCGGAGATTGCTTTAGCATATACTCGCGGTGAATTGAATGTTATCCGTCAAAATCCATTTGATTACAATAGAGATTTCCTTACATTGGAAACCAACAAGACTTGGTTCAGTGCAGGTTTAAGTGATGCCAAAACTGGCAAGATTATTCCAGATACCAACTACCCTGTGGGTGTACGCAGTTTCCCAGAAGCCTACAAGGCCAAGTGGGGCAAGGAACCCAAGGGTGAATTGTATGATGCATGGGTATTGGTTAAGACATATCGCGATGTATTACAAAAGGTTGTTTGGGTTAACAAAGGCAATCCCAACAAAGACCGACTAATTGACGCGGCCCGTAAGATGATTGCCGATCCAGAAAGCCAAAAGATTATTGCTGACAAGGTTGGTACATATCCATGGTGGGTGGGTGACGAAGTTACACAGGCTCGTTTGAGTTTAGAGAAACAACTTACCAAGAAAGCATTGAACAATCTAGTATGGTGGAACAATGAAGCATTGCAAATGGAAGCTGTGTTCAAGCCAGAGATTGTTAGCAAAGCAAAATGAAAAAACTCTTGATTATGACCGGGCCGCAAGGCTCGGGTAATCATTTATGGAGCAAGGTTCTAGCAGAGGTTCCCACTGTACAAGGTTGGGAACAGCTTAGGCAAGAATATTGGGTGGGGCACGGCAACGAGCCCTTTTCGCTTTTGTGGGAACAGCCCGATTTATTTTCTCAGATAGCTTGGCCCTATGACCATTATGTGACCAGTATTAGCTGTCCTTATGTTCCGCAAGGAGGCCCAGATGCTGCCACACATGAACCAAACTATGCCAATTTCATAAATTGTGCAAAGGCCGCAGGATTTGATGTCAAACTGTCTATTATAGGCAGAGACAAAAACATACTGGAATATCAACAGGCTCGTGTTCGTAAAACACATTCCACACCTAGATTTCTAAATCAACTGGATTTGTTAATGATCTTTGATCCCGTTTTTATCAGTACAGAATTGTTGTATTTGTATAAAAATCACTACCTAATTCAATTGTCGCGGCAACTGGATTTTCCCATGAACATTGACAATTCAAAATTGGATGCTATACTTGTTGATAACGCCAATGCCAAATATTTAAAATATGTGGACGCTCATTGGGTGGATCAATTAATGATTGATACTGCTGTTATGAATGGTGACCCTAGCAATCCTTATAAATACTCAATATGATAACTGTAACTGACTCCGCTAAAGAAAAAATCACCGATATTCTAACAGAGGAGAATAATCCCAAAGTCTGTCTACGTACCTTTGTACAAGGTGGTGGATGCAGTGGTTTCCAATACGGATTTACCATAGACGAAGAGCAAAACGAAGATGATTTTGCTTTGGATATTGGCCAATTTCGAGTGTTGGTTGACAGTATCAGTATGCAGTACCTTCAAGGTGCAGTAATTGACTACAAAGACGACCTTATGGGCAGTAGTTTTACTATCAAAAACCCCCAAGCAGAAACTACCTGTGGATGTGGCAGCTCATTCAGTGTTTGATCTCTTGACAAATGTTCAAAATTCCTGTATAATATAATTTTAATGGACACACAGGATTAATTATGAGTCACTGCGATAGCATTATTCGATCACTCGAAGAACATTCTAGCCGATTGAACAAAGAGGGTATTATTCTAGCAGAAGCTGAGGCCAATAACACAGAACTATTTGAAGGATTGAGACTGGCCTTTGATCCCATGATCACATTTGGGGTTAAAAAAGTTCCCACACACGGCGGTCCAGATGGACAAGGTTTGCCTTGGGTAGCGTTTAAAGAACTGTGTTTGGGATTGAGCCGTAGAGACTTTACCGGACATGATGCTAGAGATGCCATTGAACTAGCACTGAGTGCAAGTACACAACGTGAATGGAATGATTGGTATCGTCGTATCCTTATCAAAGACATGCGAGCAGGTTTCAGCGAAGTGACTGTTAACAAAATGGTTACAAAGGCAGGAAAACCAGAATTTGAAATTCCCTTATTTGAATGCATGTTGGCACATGATGGTGCCAAACATGAAAAGAAAGTGACTGGAAAAAAGTTGTTGGAACCAAAGTTGGACGGCGTTCGTGTGATCACAGTAATCAACGCAACAAATAAAACTGCCACAATGTACAGCCGCAATGGCAAGTTGCTGGAAAACTTTTCTCATATCACCAAGTCCATTGAAGCCAACATTTCTCTATTCGAGCGTAGTATTGTGTTGGATGGTGAAATGGTTAGCTCCAGCTTCCAAGCATTGATGAAACAGGTGCATCGTAAAAGTGATGTGCAAAGTGAAGATGCAAGACTAATGCTGTTTGATGTTTTACCCCTTAGCGAATTTTCCGCAGGTACAAGCACATTGGGACAACGCCGCCGTAGCAATCTTCTACGCAGTATGAAAGCTGATTTGGAAAAGATTGGTAGCATTGACATTATTCCACAGAAAGAAGTTGATCTAGACAGCTATGTGGGTGAACTGGAATTCAAACAATACAACAAGGATGCTATCGAAGCAGGCTTTGAAGGCATCATGATCAAGGATGTGGACGCAGTCTACGAATCCAAACGCAGTGCCAGCTGGCTCAAAATGAAACCGTTTATTGAAGTGTCTTTGGAGGTAAAAAATGTTGAAGAAGGTACTGGCAAAAATGAAGGACGTTTGGGAGCCCTTGTCTTGGAAGGTGTCGATGATGGACAGACCATTTTCGTCAACTGTGGCAGTGGTTTTAGCGATAGTGATCGAAATGAGTTTTGGTCTACTCGTGATAGCTTGCCTGGTCAGATTGTGGAAGTAAGAGCAGATGCTGTTACACAAAATCAAGACGGCACCTACAGCCTGCGTTTTCCGCGCTTTCTCCGATTCCGCGGCTTTGTGGCTGGGGAGAAGATTTAACATGGAAAGAGACGTAGTGAAAGATCTGTTCTACGGCGGTATGACAGAATTAATGAATAATAAAGAATTTTATTATCGTAGTAGTGTGGGTGCCGATTACAGTCATTGGACTGAAAGAGGATCAATTGTTATGATTGAATTTGTAAAGTCAATGACCAAACATATGCACATGGCAGAAGATAAAGCATTGGACGCCCGTGCTAAAGAGTTAGTGCTTAAAGGACTCAAAGGAGAGTAAGAGCAGTGCCAAAATTAACAAAAAGGAATAAGATTTACCGTGGCCAAGCAAGATAGTATTGAGATGAGGGGGATCGTTGAAGAAACATTGCCCAATTCCATGTTCCGTGTCAGACTAGAAAACAACGCCCTAGTACTTGGACACATTAGCGGTCGAATCCGCCAAAATAAAATCCAGATTCTACTTGGTGACAAAGTTCGCACAGAACTTAGTCCTTACGACTTGTCCAAATGTCGTATTATTTTCCGTGACAAATAATCAATAAAAAAGCCCCTTTCGGGGCTTTTTGCAGTTTAACCTAGATAGTTAATCCAACTTGCATGTGGCAAGTTCCAATCCAGCTTCTTTCGTCTGTCAGCCAGTTGAAAGTAAGTGGGCTTGTAGGGCTTGATCTTGGGCACAATCTTCTTGTTGTTGCCCTTGGATGCATTGCAGTCCCCGCAGGCGGTACAGCAGTTTTCAAAAGTTGTCTTACCACCATGTGATGTTGGCAAAACGTGATCCAATGTGGCACTTTTACGGCTGACATCGTCACCGCAGTATTGGCATTCGTAGCCGTCACGCAGAAATACATTGTGTTTGCTAAAGCGTACCGCTGTTTTCTTCTTTTGATATTCTTTTAGGATCATGACAGCAGGAACTTTGGTTTCCCAGCGTTCACTGTGTACGGTCCAATCTTCATACCATTCTAGTACAACCGCCTTGTCTGTTACAAGGTACCGAATTGATTCTTCCCAAGAAATCGTGCTCAGAGGAAGAAGACTGACTGGGCTTGCGTCGGCGTTTAATATTAGGCAAGTCATTTTCTACTTTCTTTATTCATACTGATATTTATATGTGCATTTGCACCCATTTATTATAACACAGCTTTGTTCAATGAGCAACTAAATACTGGATGAACTGTAGCCAAACTCAAGGATTATAAGATGACAATTTTGTTTATTAACACAGGAACCGGTCCAAATGCTGGAAACGGCGATACATTAAGAACCGCTTTCAATAAAATTAACCAAAATTTTGCCCAATTAGCATACGGGGGCAACGGTCAAGTATTTCAAGGGGACGCTCCACCCACAACTGCCACAACATCCACATTTTGGTATGATACAATCAGCGGCAGAACTTACATATATTATAACGGAGCATGGGTAGACGCAAATCCGTCGTTTCAATCTGGTAATCAATCATTTATTACTACTGCAACGATTGGACAATATGCTGGATATCTTCAATCAGTAAGTTTGTATGATTCCTTAACTGGCACGTATACCAACACTGTCAATCATATTACAAACTTGAATTTTGACACTGAGTCTGCATTTTCTGTAACAGATCAAGGCAGTGGAGCAGTATTAATTGGAATGAACAGCACCTTCAAATACATTGATGTTGCCAATCAGCCTGGATTAACTGCGATTGGTTTGGATAGACTGGCATTTGTTGCTGGCACTGGCACACAGTTGATCACTGACGCAACACCAGGCGCTCAAAGTATCAAAATCAATGTACTTAATGCCGTACCAAGCACCAGTACAGCTGGTTTATTGTACAATGATGGCACTAACAAATTAACTTGGACCACTCCACATTTTGATTCTTTAGTCAACGGCACTAGCACACTGGCTCTGACTACCAGTGGCAATGTTGTGTTCAACAACGGCACAGTCCAAAGCACTGCCTATGTTGCCCCCGTTGACAACAGTGACAACGATTTCAAACGCTTGGTGTTCCTATCCAGCACGGGTACATTATTGACCCATAACGGTGGAGTGGCTATCAATCCATCAATGGGCCAATTGAATGCGCTGAGTTTGCAAATTGGACAAAATATTACCACAGGTCCAGTAACTGCTATCACACTGGCAACAACTGGCACAGGGTATGTTATTACAACTGGTACCAATATTGTAACCACAGGCGGAACTGGTAACGGATTAACCGTAAACTTTACAGCACTTTCTGGAACTCTAACCAGCGCAACAGTTAACAATCAGGGCAATGGATATAGTATTGGTGACATAATTACCGTTAGCGGAACATCCACAGTAGCCGCTAGATTTACTGTTACTGGTGCAAGTGGATTGGGACCAGTGGGATATGCCTTCTGGCCAGATGGTACAAGACAAACAACAGCCTACACTGGCACAGTGGCCTTTGCCAACGTTACCAATTTTCCGTCACCTCTTACATATCTAACAATTACCAATGTGTCAGTACTAATCAATGATGTGGGGTATTTGACATCAAGCACTCTAGCACAGTATGTTAGCCCCAGTGCATTAACTGCTGGCAACTACACAGCCACTCTAACCACTGCTGGCAATTTTGTTCTTCCAGGTGGTTTGATTATCAATAAGAACGGAACACCCACAGTTACAATTACAGGCACAACTAACGGTGGGCTGATGGCCAGCAATGTTAGTGCCAAACCAATAAACGTTACAACATTTAATGGCACTACCACTTATGTGTGGCAGTTTAATCCAAACGGGTCAGTAACGTGGCCTGATGGCAGTATTCAAGCCAGTGCAACAAGTGCAACATCTTTGGCATCCACACTGACTGACCATATCAACTATCAAGCGTATGCATTAACAGTGATGCCAAACGGTAGTATTCGTTATCCAGATGGTACATTACAAACAACTGCGTATACCGGAACTGGGGCACTATCGTTGTTTGCTACGACCAGTGCATATGCTGTAACAGCCACTACGGCCATAAGTGCTACTACTGCGGTTAGTCTTTTGAATGGCATTTATAAATTACGTCCAGTGGCCGCACCAGCATCATTGGTTGGTAATTACGGTGACTTGGCGGGTGATATTGCCTATGATGGAAGTACCTTGTATGTTTGCACACAAAACTATGTGCAGACTGATTATACAGTTTACACCGTTAATTCAGCCAGCAACGTATTTTACATTGATATTCTACAGGCTGGTTCCCCATTTCCACAAATAGGTTGGGAAGTGCATGATCCAATTGGTGGTCCAACAATGACCATTACCAATGTTACGTCGGGCGTATATGGACCTTATAGTACTCCGTACTATAGATTAAGTGAATCCAGCATGGCCAATTCTTATTATGGCGGATTGTCTTATATTTTGAGAAACCCTGCAGGCACTACCAATGTCTGGGGCAAAGTTCCATATTCAACATTGGCCAATACTTCTACAGCAGTGACAAAACTCACTAATTATGTTACACCAACTGTGCCTGTGACGTTTGGCAATGTGTCAGCACAGTGGAGTGGGGTAGGTAACAATTTGAGAATTGGTGCAGTCTCTGGAGTGTTTACTGCTACCTATATGTTTACTACAATTTACGGCGGATCATTTGCCACAGGACAGGGCGCATTGACCACATTTGCCACAGGTGGAACAGTACTTGGCGGAACCTCACTAACACCAGGCGATCGTGCAGAAGTATTTTTAACCATACCTGCAGATAAGACTGCTTATAGAATAACAGCCATGACTGGCGCTACTTTTGATACAAACTTCATTAGCATTGAACAAATAAGATAATAGGAAAAAGATATGGCAGCAATTAGATTTCCAAGTAACCCAACCAATGGTCAACAATACACTGCACCTGGTGGTATTGTTTACACCTGGGACGGCACCAAATGGGTTGGAGCAGTAATAGGCAACACAATTACCAAACTTGGTTTAGGCACTGCTACAATTTCCATCAGCACCAGCAACAATCTTGTTATTCCCAACGGCGCCAGTATTATACATGCTGATGGATCAGCAGTGGGATTGACCACAGCGGCATTATATAATAACGGATATACAGTTTCATTAACCACCAGTGGAGCAATAGCTTTTTCAAACGGAACTGTACAAACCACAGCATGGAACACTGCTACCAACGTAAAATGGAATCAAATTACTGGAGCTCCGGTAATTTCTGGTGCTCAAGGCACTATTGGTAGTCAGGGTACGCAAGGATTAGGTACTCAAGGTTCAGTTGGCGCTCAAGGAATTGGCGGTCAGGGCACCACAGGTAACGGCACCCAAGGTGTAACTGGCAGTCAAGGTACAAGTGGTGGACAAGGCACTTCTGGTAATAACGGAGTTCAGGGCGCAACTGGTGGACAGGGAACAACTGGTTCAGGCACACAAGGAACAATTGGTGGACAGGGAACAACTGGTTTAGGCACACAGGGCATTGCTGGTGCAACTGGTTCAGGCACACAAGGAACAATTGGTGGACAGGGAACAACTGGAGCAACTGGTTCAGGCACACAAGGAACAACTGGTGCTCAAGGCGTTACTGGTGGACAGGGCACAACTGGTTCAGGCACACAAGGAACAATTGGTGGTCAAGGCGTTACTGGTAGTCAAGGCGTAGTCAGTGCTCAAGGTACTACTGGAGTACAGGGCGTAGCTGGGGCGGCAACAAGCCCATACACTGGAATATTCACAATCACTAACACTGCATCTGTATCATCCGCTGTTACTGGCGCATTACAGGTATCGGGTGGTGTTGGCATTGGTGGTGGATTATTTGTGGGTGGAAACTTTACTACAACAAATTCAACAATTACTGGTAACAAAACGGTGGGCGGGTCAAGTGTTATTACTGGTAATTTGACAGCTACAATTATTACTGCTACGACCTTTGTAGGGTTGGCTGCAACTGCTACTACTGGAACTACAGCGGCCAGTGTTGGTTATCTAGGTACACCAATTAATACACAAGCTAGTACATACACACTAGTGATTGGCGATGCTGGCAAAACAATTTATACCGGCGGCAACTTGACAATTCCAGCCAATGCCAGTGTAGCATTTCCAGTAGGTACAATTATCAACGTGATAGCCAGTGCAGGTATTACAATAGCAATTACAACAGATACACTACAATGGGGTGGACAAGCTACAAGTCAAACCGGTACACGTACTGTTGCGGCCTATGGTATGGCTTCGTTAGTCAAGGTAACTTCGACTATATGGTATATTAGTGGCGCAGGAGTGACCTAAAATGAGTGGTGCAATAATGGTTAGTGTTGGAACATTCAAGTCTGGTTCAGCTACGGCTACAGTGGTTTATAATTTAGATGCGGCTAATTATTCTGCTATGCCTGCAAATGGCGTAACCATAACTGGTAGTTACACACTAACAGTTAGTAACACAAATTCAAGAATTAGTTGGAATGCGGCCAATGGTGGGGTGTTTAGAAGTACTTATGTTGGGGATGCCATGGGAGATTATATGTCCGGTGGCCCTAACTACAGTGCTGGTAATCAAAGTTACACAATATTTTTAGCATATAAATTAGCCACATCAGGCTCGGGACGGTTGGTAAACACCAATAACGAAGCACTTACTGATTTTGTCATGGGAGGTTATAACGGCAGGCCGCAAGTTTATTATACATCTGCCACCAACGTTAACTTGTCTGGGTCAGCAGCCGATACTGTGTGGCATTTAGATTGGGCGGTATTTGATAAAGTCACTGGATTTGCTAGATTATATTCAGCAACTAGCGTACAACCCACCACTTATGCATATACAGCAACAAATACAGGTACCAAAGGCCCTAACCAGTTGAGATTGTTCAATAGAGCAAGCGGTACAGAAGCCCACCCTGCTGACATCGGTGTAGTCAAAGTATGGGATGGTGCGCTGACATTGGCACAAATCCAGACAGAATATAACACTTACAAGACAAGATTTGGATACTAAATAACAACGTGCAGGGACAACACAGGCCCGCCAAAAAGGAAAAATATGTTAACAAAACCCACAGGTAATTCAGTTATAGCGGCATTAAGTGCCTCGACAACAGGAACAACAACCATAACAAATTTTGATGGTAGTATACCCCGCAAAGTTCGAATTGGCACTCACGCTCAACCCGCCGCCGTCAATTTTGGTAATACCACTGCCACAACAACTACAGGAATTTTAGTTCCTCCCAATACAGCAGAACATTTTTCTATAGAGACCACTGCTAGGGTTACTTATATTCAAGTGGGTGCTGGTACTGGTGGATATATTTCAATTACTCCAGTAGCATAAATAATATACCAACTTTACAAAGGTTTATTATGAAACAATTTTTATTTGCCGTACTGCTAGCGGCCACAAGTCTAGCATCACACGCTTGGACACAGAGAGCTCCAGGAACTGTTCAACAATGTGCGGTCCATGCTCCGTACGGTATTCCGCAAGTACAAGGCGCAGTACAACCCATATGCCGTGAAG